GGGGTGGGATGCACAGCCTATGGGGATGCGTGAGCATCACCATAGCATCTCACCCCAGGCTATAAAGCCCAAATGCTGTAGGAGAATTAGCCTACAGCACTCCACCTCTGTTGTAATGCGTAGACAGAGGATCTACCACCACGCACTAGATGATCCCGTTGTGTAGGATCAGTCCAGCGCCACCTGAGAGTCTTAAAAAGACTGCCGGAGGCGCCGGGTCTAGTAGAGAGAGGGGGACGTGAAGGTTTCCAACCCTTCACTTCTCCACGGTTTAGCAAAGCATTATGACGATCTACTTGGGGTTCAAAACTCAAACGCCCAAGTATTTCACTGTTAGGGCCAACATTAGGGTAAACCTTAATGAGGGCCTGCACAGTCTCGTGCATATACTCTGCTGCCCGGTCGTAGCCGGCCTCCCACAGTTGATTAGCTGTGGCAGACCAAGAAACGATCTCTTTAACGTGGTGCCTGGTAGAGGGAAGAATCTGGCGTACACGAATGGGGGTAACCCATTCGCCGGAGAAATAATCTCCTCCGCAAGATTCACGGAATAAGCCATTGGAAAATGACTTAGACCGATTCACCAAGAGACCAAATCGCTCTAGTGATTCTTCTACACAGGAAACACTGTCTGTGGGGACGATTATATCGTCCCCATAGACTCGCACCTTACCCTCGCGGAAAAGCTGTAAAGCTTCCTTGAGGGTATACCCAGCCTCCTGCAAACCAATGAGGACAATGGCAGAGAATGCCATTACCTCAATCGGAAAGCAGAGGGCGGAACCCATAGAAGCGAACTTTTCAAGCAGGATGGTTGAACCGTCCTGGAGTTCGCTGCGAGTCGACCTACAGGCCTGAATTGCGTCTTTAACCGTAGTCCATGGAAACATGGCTGCGATTATTAACACATTCAGTACCCGGTCACTCGCCTCAGAAAGGTCGATCGTGGCGAATTCTCCGGTCAAGGACCCCTCTCGAGCTAAAGCTCGATTGGCATCCTGATCAGAGAATCCTTGCGAAGGACCAAACTCACAACTCTCTAAAAGAGAGACGAGGGATTGCATGATTCCCTGTTGCACATATTGCATGTGCGTAGGTTCCATAGCAATCACTCGAGGAGTTTTCTGAGTCTTTGGAACAAAAACCACCTTTACAGGTGGCTCATGTTCCGGGTCCAGAAGCTCGTCCGGCTCTGGCCTAGCTGCCCAGTTATGGCTACAATAGTAACCATAAGGGAACAGCGGTTCAAGTCTCTCGGTCCACCTTGGGAAATCGTATTTACGATTGCCTTGCAGACCGTCTTGAACACTACCAGGACCGTGCCGCATCTCTAAACGAAGTCCTTCAATATCCCTTGTAAGGGAATTTAGGACATCAGAATAGAGGTTACGGAAGGCAATATTAAAGCGACGGACCTGTTGGCCCGATAAACTCGCTCTAACATGCTTTAACGAAACTTCTGTATCCTTATACTTACGAGCTGCACTGCGATCCCGTTCAGGGGTCGTCGGAATCTCTACTTTCTTAAAAAGAAGGCAGAGCTGACGAATGCTTCTTACGCATTCAGTGTTTACGCTCGGAAGTATAACAGCGGTGCTTTTGTCGAACACGCCGTGAAGGAAACCTCGTAAAAATACGGGGAGACCATGCCTCTTCTTGAAACCAAGAAAGGCATCAGACGGTACGAAACCAAGCTCAAGACTTCTTTCGAAGTCTGAAGCAAAGTTCGGGAGGGCGATAGTTAAGAAACTATCACCTTCATGTTCGACTCGAGAGATCATTGTAACAATGTCTCTCGATGGGTTCGTGTTGCATCTAATCGCGCAATCATGCGCTAATTCTGACCAGAGTCCCGTCAGGCTTTTCATCGTCTACTTTCTCGATGGTGAAGCTTGGCGAGTCCTCTAGTTCTCTGAATTAGAGACTGAACAAAGTCCCCACGATAACAACTACCGCGAGGACTAGTCCAGTAACTACAGCGATACCTACGACAATGTCGTAGATATCGTTACTCTCGCCTTTAGCTCTCTTTACCAACGAATTTAGTAACGTTGGCTGCAGAGAGGTAAGCCGTGAGAGCCTTCACAAGGTCTTCCAACTCAGTGTTGGTAAACCCGGAAGTCTCCGCAGGGCCTTCAAGGACGAGGTAAGCAGCCGCAGTGTACGGCACGTTACGCGAAGGATCAAGGGGGTTAGCCCCAATCTTCCGAGTATTAACGCGCACGACACTACGGTCACGCTTGCCGGAATTATGTGCTACGGAAAGCTCGTAAGCTCCGTCCGCAGAGCGGAACCGCCCCGTGAAGTCTCCAGAGGAGACTCGCGGAAGCGACTTAGCAGTACCGGCAATTGTGATTGACTGTGGATCAGAGAACATGGGACTCCTTGCAGATTTGGCCGAAGCCATTAATATTCCTTGCCTAAGGGAGTTAAGGCGGCGGCTCCTGTGAGTCGACTTGTTAAAACCGCAACTTGGAAATACCAAGAGCGGCCAGAATTGAGGTTTGGAATGGATCGAAATCGGTCCAAGTAAATCCAAACCCGAAAGGCGACGCAGGCACACGATATTTACGTGAATAAGTAGCGATACCTCTAGAATAGACGGTACCGTTTTCGCGAGTAGTACAGGCCTGATAGGTCTCTACTTTTCGCTCCTTAGTGCACATAATATATCCGCGCTGAAGCGTCAGTCCATCACGTCCTAGATAGGACAGATTGGTAATAACATGATTAAAGTTACTAAACCAATCGATGAACCAGCTCCATGCGGTAAGGTTCCAGAAGTCAATCAGATTCGGCACAGAGCCGTAATTTCCTAACTGATCATCCAAATCATCCAAAAGGGTGAGAAGACGATTAGCTTGGAAATACTGAAATGACACTGAAGACCAGATCTTAGTGGAATCAGTAATAGTTTCGGTTCCACTAGATCCCCGCACGAACGACTGCGGCAGAGTATACATCTCATTCGCGAGAAGATCTCGCTTTTGAGTGCTTTTCTCATTCGCAATCGTTTTCCGTACTCGGCATTCCTGCCCAACGGTGTGTTGAACACGCCGTCTCAACTCCGGATGACCAGCTAGATGAACTAGCTTGTTTATATCGGAGATAGTAGGGAGGAGTCCGAATTGAACATTCAGATACTCCCCACCGAGTGCGGACACCTTGCGTTCTGATTTACGAAGTTCTTTGAGCGGAATCTTAGGAAGACCCGCTCTAAGTTCTCCAATAAATCTAGCAAGGGAGAAGTCAGGGACGTCTGGCAATGATTTTGCAATCGCAGTGGACCCTAAGGCCCTAAGCGATGCTCGACCAATGCCAAGATCTGCAGGCAAAGAAACGGGTTTACCGTTTCTAATATCCTGCATAGCAGTGAGATAATAGGAACTTGGAGCAAAGACCCCGTCAAAGTGACGGTATTGGCCTTTGGACAAGTCCCATGCTCTCTGCAATTTAACGCCCCCTGGATCAGATAATTCAGCCTTCTCGATAATAAGCGAAGAGCCCATGTCGATAGTACGAAATTGCTTCGTAGTACGACGTAGCCTCTGAAACGCATACCAAGAAGGATGGTTATAATCCAGACAACGAGATGATGAACCGGCAGCATAACGGTAAGTGAGATCGGGAGATGAAACTCCATCAATCCACTCCGCATACTGCCTCGGAGCCCATGAGCTTACGCTCTTACGGTCCCGAAATCCTGGCTTAACACTTTTGGTGCTAACCCAGTCATCAATCGTAGTTGACATCTTTGAGCTACCTTTCGAAGGATGTGGCA